GGCACGTCTTCGCTAGGGCCTGATGACCGATCTTCCGGAACCCCAACCCGTCGCGCCCACCGGCACGGCGCTGACGCCGACTGTCATGGCGTCGGTCGAGCGCGCCTATCGCGATGCCAAGGTGCTCGGCGGCGGTGACGTGGCGATGTGGCGTCCGCGCAATATCTCAGCCGAGGCTGCGATTCTGCGCGACCACAAGCTGATCCGGGCACGCGCCCGCGATCTTGTGCGCAACGATCCGCTGGCCAAGAATGCCGTGCGGATGAACCGCGATGCGGTGTCGGGCTCGGGGCTCAAGCTCTCTCTCAAAATCGACTGGGTGACGCTCGGGCTCGAGTCCATTGAGGCGGCGAACGAGTACCAGGACCACGTCACCCGCGAATGGGAGGCCTACGCGGAATCCATCGAGTTTCAGTCCGATGCGCGTCGGCAACGGACGTTCTCGCAGCTTTTCCAGACCGTAGATCAGACAGATTTCGTGGACGGCGAGTCGCTCGCGGTCCTGGAGATGAAGAGGGGCGTCGGACTCTACCAGACTTGCCTCAACCTGATCGATGTCGACCGGTTGGAAAATCCCGTCGGCATGATGGAAACGAACTTCCTGCGCGGCGGGATCGAGCGCGACGTCTACGGCGAGCCGCTCGCCTACCACATCCGCGAGGGACACCCATCGGATATCGCGCTCGGCGCGGGCGTGCAGGCCATGTCCTGGAAGCGGGTCGACCGCATGTATCCGTGGGGCCGCCCGATCGTGCTCCACACCTTCGACCACACGCGCCCGGAGATGACGCGCGGCGTGTCCGAGTTCTCCTCCGCCATCATCTCGATGCGGATGCTGCAGGACTACAACGACACCGAGTTGCAGTCGGCGACGGCGCGCGCCGCCTATGCCGCCGTGATCAAGACCGAGCTCGACTGGTCGAGCGCGATGGCCGTGCTCGGGGCCCAGGTGACGCGCTCCGGCGGCGCCACCGGCACCAACCCTCTGATGGGCATGGTCACCGCCCACCTCTCCAACGCGGCCGACTACTACCGCGATCGCGGCATCACCTGGCGCGGTACCAAGATCCCGCACCTGATGCCGAACGAGAGCCTCGAGGTGATCCGCTCGGAGAGCGCCAACGCCAACTTCGGCGAGTTCGAGAAGGCGTTCCTGCGCCGCTTCGCGGCCGGCCTCGGCGTCGAGGCACACGAGCTCTCGAAGAACTACGCCGACGTCAACTACTCGGCGGCCAGGGCCGCCCTGCTTTCGGTCTGGCGCACCTACCGCGCGCGCCGCACGCGGCTCATCACGCAATTCGCTATGCCGTTCTTCGGCGCCTGGCTCGAGGAGGCCTTCGCTGTCGGCACGGTGGTGATGCCGAAGGGCGTCGCCGCCGAGTTCCTCGCCGTCAAACCGTACCTGGTGCGCGGTACATTCTATGCGTGGGGCAAGCCGATGATCGACCCCGAGAAGGAGCGCTCGGCGCAGCAGCTCGGTCTGACGATGGGCACCGATACGCTCGAGGACGTGTGCGCCGACGACGGCTCGTCGTGGCGCGACAAGCTCGAGCAGCGCGCCTACGAGCGCACCTACATGATGAGCCTCGGCCTCGACCCGGACGGCCCGATGGGCCCCGACATGCCTGGTGCTCCGGTCGTTCCAGGCGCCGCCGCCGGCGAGACGGACGACGATGACGAGGCGTAGCTCGCGTGGCACCCGCAGCACCAGCCGCTCGCGCCGCCGCGTCGCCAGGGCATCGGCCAAGCGCGTGCGCCGCCGCGTCGCCAGGGCATCGGCCAAGCG